CATGATGTTCTTGGCCTACCTGTTACGTAGGGCAGGAACATTTTCCATGGAAGAAAAGGTAAAAATGATTGAATTTTTAAGTTACATGGCGCTCAATCCCAACAGAGCGGTGAACCCGAGCATAGCGAGTCTGCCATTCTTAAGTTCAGCCTCAGGAGTGAACGACCAGTACTCCTCATCATCAAAACCCTTAGCCGTAATGAGTGAAGCAACCGCGAGTGTGGTGACAACTCCCGTAGCCGCCGCGGCGTACATAGGATCTTCGAACTGCTGAACGATATTCTCGCCAGACATCATCCAATCGAGAGAGCCCCAAAGGACACCTTGCATGGCAGCGCGACCATTTACCACCTCAGCAAAACGGGCAATCTTATTTGGTGCTTTTACGACAACACGTGGCGGACGCTGAGTGGAAGCGGTAGTCTGATAACGCTTGTAATAGGACGGCTTGATGCTGGCACAAATGAGAGAGCTCATTTCTGGATAAGATACGATCTCATTCTTTAATCTCCTTTACGAGAACTTTATTGAGTAGATACAACTGAACGGCTAGTCCAAAACCTGTATATAAAGACGTCGCGTTCAAACCGTACTTCCTGGATTGGTACACGAGCCACAAAGAACTCGCGATTATGGCGATCACTATGCGCTTTTTTGAACGACTGTTAAGTTCGTCGGATGTTTCCAAATCGTGATACATCTGAGCGAAACCTATACCGAAAGCAATTGTCGCGATAATATCGTTAAATTCCATTCTGTATTATATTATATACATACAATATAAAATGGATCTGATATTACAAAAGTTCGCTGGAAAGATTGACGCTCAAAGTCTGGTGAAGACTGTCGAAGAACTGAAAGTGGAGTACATCGACGATGGTCTCACCAAAGAGGACATTCCCCCTATTCTCGGTCGACTCATGATGGAGACTGTTAAGTTCAAGAAGCTCCCAGGTCCCCAGAAGAAGAAGCTCGTCATCGCCGTTCTTAATCACCTCATCGAACAAATTGACGAGGGTGAAAAGGACAGTGAATTCGAGACTATTCTTAAGGCTCTCGTGCCTCCCATGGTCGATAGTTTTGCCACCATGCTCAAGGCTAAGAAGGAGATCGCAAAGTGTCTTCCTTGTCTCGCCCCCGGAAACTAATTTAAAAGCAAAACACGATGACATAATAGAATGAGATTTCCGTCTCTGGATGTTATGATTCAGTACGGAATATATACAGTGAAGGAGTTAGAACGCTTCGCTAAAGGTCTCGTTTCTAAAAAGAAGATTACCATCCTAAGTGAGTGCGAACACTGCGATTTTGTATACGACGGAAAATTCTGCTCTAATTGTCAAGTATGAAATATTGTACGGTGACGAGTTGTCTCTCGAAAGGACCCGTGATAGAAAGTAATAATCACATGTGCGCGGAGAGACAACTAATACGAAGAATGTACCGGGAATGTTTACGAAAGGGGTACAAACCGCATCAATTTTCCGATTGGATACACAGAAAATACGGACAATTGATTGTATATAGAAAAACGGTGTACGGTGACGGTATATCATTACCCTGCGTCCTATGTAGAAAGGCTATAGAGAGGTATGATATATGTTGGGTCGCACACGACGGTGAAAGGTGGATTCATAGTAAAAAAACCGAAATTTTACCACCTTCTATACCAACAGCTAAACAAAAGCGGTTACTAGGTTTTGGGAGTAATGATAAGTCCTAGCGCCGACTCTAGATTATTATGCGTTCTTTTTAGAGGTTTGTTTCGTTTTAGCTTTAGCGCGTTGTTATTAGAGGTAGCATTCTTGATCTCATCCATCTTTTTTGTGTTTGAGACGAAGGGTATAATTACGTCTTTGTATGGTTCTTGTGCTACCTTTTCTGGAACCGTGACATCTTCGGTTTGATTCATCCTAAAATCGTCAATAGATAAGTCTCCACCAAACTCTTTCAGTAAAAAGCGATTAGGCGCGGGTTTAATGTGTCCGAGTTGATTAAACAACCTTTTTCTCATGAGCGACATGTTACCGCAAATGATTCCACCTTTACTTACCCCATATTTATCTATGGCAAACGATTTCATACAACTCCACGAACAAAAATGTCCGCTCGTATAAAACTTGTTTCGTCTGTCGTCATATTTGTAAGGCATAGATAAAGAAGTACCGTCAAAGGAATGACAGCACCACCAACACCACATACGAATTAAAAAATTTAAGTCTTTAAGCTTCTTAGGTTATCACCCCTACTCCATGTTCGCAAATATCGAAGGTTATGCCCGCGAATCCATGTCACTTTCGTGCGCTCGCGAGGTACGCGTTTCTTTCTAGACTTTTTATTGAAAATAGTAAACAGTGAGAAAATACCCATATATAAAATTATTTTCATTTATCTTTAAGTGAGATACCATTCGTTATCACGTAGTCTACACTATACTTTAACATGTGTTCGAGTTCTTTTTCTTCTTTATGCGTGTACGTGTACACTTCTATGTCCTTGTACTTACAATAGGATATGAAACTATGATCCAGGCACGTCCAGTGTATGATGACGGCGGATAAATTTCGAGTCAGCATATCGTATTCATCTGTATAAAACACAGCTTCGAAAGTTGTACCTTTTTTAAAATGCGTTGGAAGTAAGAACAGTATCTTTCGATTAAAACTACAAAACGTGACATTTTTTGTTGACCGCGTTTCATAAAACGTAGAAAGTGCGTGCACCACCGAAGAATTGTTACCCTTAATATCGAGTACGAGTTTCACATCTTCTATACCGGGAATCTTCGCATACATTTCTTCGAGGGTAATTATTCCCATCATCTTGGCATCACCGAGGGATATGTCGGATACAAAAGAATTAGCGACGTACGTATCGTGGTACAATATCAATTCACCAGTCTTACACATCTGAACGTCGATTTCTACACCCGCGTACCCTCTCTTAACGGCTTCAGAGATTGCTTCGATACTATTATCTATGTATTCCAGAGAATACCCTCTGTGTGCCACATAAAGCATTAACTTAAAGAGATACCAGTCCTTTAAGTTAATGATTCTCAGCATCGATGTGGGTATAAGGAATTTGGCGATATGTCTTCTTGACGATAAAGCGGGAAATCTTGTTCGACATTGGGACGTTGATGGAATTCCACCCCAACACAAGGATGGTGTGTACGTCGCCATGCGCGATCATCTCGATGCACGACCGTGGGTACTCACTGCGGATACGATTCTCATTGAAAAGCAGCCAGAACGTAACAAGAAAATGGTGAGTGTCATGCACTTTTTGTATGCGTACTTCATCATCAAATGTCCCAACTCCGAGACTATCCTGTATGACGCGCGTCATAAAATTCCAGATGTCGCTGGCCCGGGAAAAGCACAATACAACAAGAGAAAGAAGGTCTCCATCGAGAGATGTGAAGTCTTTATTCGTGATGGACCCACAAATGCGCATTGGTTACCTGTATTCGAAAAATCAAAGAAAAAGGATGACTTGGCAGACACCGTGATGCAGGCACTCTCATTTGTAAATCGAGTCGAAGTCACCCCAGCCTCTAAAAAGAAAAAGACCACTAAACTTGTCCCTCGGAGACCCAATGAAAACCAAAAAGCGACGAAATATTCGAAATCAAACTTGGCATGGATTTATCTGAACAAACCAGAATGCGAAGTTTTGGAAAATAATAAAAGATTCATGAAAGATCTCAAAAGATACTACCGAGATCTCAAAGACTTGATTAAAGAAATAAACGGATAGTTTTGTATAATGGAAAAAGTTTTGGATCATGGGTTCGTGGAACTCGTGGAACACATGCCTCAAGAGAATCTCGACAAGGCTATCGTGGATGGCGCGCGCGTCAGTTACCAAACGGGAACAAAAACGACGCGAGGAGACCGTGGACTTATCCGATACCTCCTTCGACACGCACACACCAGTCCTTTCGAGTTGGTGACGTTTAAGTTTCGTATCAAGGCACCCATTTATATCGCACGACAATGGCTTCGACACCGAACCGCATCCGTAAATGAGATGTCCGCTCGATACTCCATAGTCGATGAAGAGTATTACGTGCCGGAGTTTTACAGGGGTCAATCTGACGTGAACCATCAAGGGTCGGAGGGTGTCGTCGAACTCGGTGAGGAGATGCTCGACGTCATTTCTATTCAACAAAAGAACGCATTCAAGTTGTACCAAAACTTACTCGAGAAAGGTGTGTGTAGGGAACAAGCGAGGGGTGTTCTTCCCCAAGCAACCTACACATCCTTCGTGTGGAAGATGGACCTCCACAATCTCATGCACTTTTTGCGGTTGAGGACGGATCACCACGCCCAAAAGGAAATTCGAGACTACGCGAACGCCATCTTCAAACTCGTACAACCCCTCGTACCCATGACTATGGAAGCGTT